AGCAGCTATAGTCGGATCGCAAAAAGTAAACGGTGAACCAGATAGAGCACACATACCAGTTGCACTCATAGGAGGATTATTCCATGTATTAACAACTAAATAGTTTTCTTCATGACCAACATCACCCGAGAACAATTGGTAATAATCAATAGAATCATCTATAGCATCTTCAACTTGTTTAGTAGCAAGAGGAAGAGCATCAATAACAGGCTCGCCAAGTTTTGTACGTATCCATTCAGCTAGTTCTGATCTTTTATTAGGAATCATATAGGGATGCCCTTATTTATGTATTTATATAAAACACATTATCCTATAGTGAACTATTATGCTACAGATTTTATATAATCTTTTAGGAGTTTTATAAACTCATTCTTGCTATTTGGTAGGTTTGAAAAGTCAATATCAAGACGATCAAGGTAAGTACGAGCATCCTCTTTTTTCATCACAAACCACTTCTTATTATCAAATTTACTAAGATAGTCTACTAGAGCCTGTTTATCATTTTCTTTATTCTCAGTGGTCTTTAAAGGGGCTGGTATTGGCTTTACTTCCTCAGCTTCATAGCATCTTATCTCAGTTACTTTTTCTTTCTCTCGTTCGGATTTATGGTTCTCTAAAAATACCTTATGTGGTGCTTGGCGAACCCCTTGAACAGCAACCATACCTATTTCACTATATCCTTGTACTTTTGATGGATGTAATGGGTCAGTTGATATACTAGGGGGTTGGGGTGGATTCCAGCCAACAAATACAAAACCGATAACATCTTTAAAGGTTGCAACTTCAGCAAATATTACTTCTTCTGGCTGAACAACGGTAACAGGACCTGATAAATCAAGACGAACTGGATATGGTGTATTAGATATTCGTTTAAAGTATCCCTTTGCCATTATAGAAGTCCATTAAGTTGTGAAATTTGTTGACGAACATCATAAATTTCTCGCTCCATGCGATCAACAATTGCTTTAGATGCAGATGTTCTACCAGTTAAGTCAGCATTATTAAGAAGAGCATCATAATCTTGTTTTGCATAATGAAGGGATTCGTGAAGAGCATCATGTTGATCTTTAAGATTAGTTAATTTAAATTTAATAGCATCTGGATCTTTCTTAAGTTCTTCTTCTTCACGCTTAATATGTGCTAAATATTTAGCACGAATAGCATATTGCTCTTCAACTCGTCGCTTATAATCACTTTTAACTTCTGATTGTGTAATTCCTGCATTATGTAATGCTTCACCAGCAGGCATAATAAATTCGGAAGGGTTAATTGGAGCAACCTCTGATGGGAGGCTAGTTATATCGGGGATATCATTCATAACTATATTATACTATTATTTTTGGGATTTCAAAAACTAAGTTACCACAATCATATACACGCTTATAACCATTTATAATCATGTTCTCTACTTCAGTCTTTGATTCATCATATATATCTATTATAGAAATTAATTTATGTTTTTGTGATTGAATTCTTTTTATAATAACTCCGTTTTTAAACCAAAAATAACTAGGTTTAGACACTCTCTTCAATAAAAATCCTAGTGATTTATAAAGATTCTTATCAATAGATGTAAATCGTCTATCAGCATAACTAATTATAGATTTATTAGAGTTATCGGTTATAAATCTATTAAGTAACTTACTAGCACCACCAATAATATTATGATTTAATAATGAACAATACCTAACAAGTTCATAATCATATTGTTTATCATATCTTGATTTTGAAAATGTCATAATAGCAACAATAGTATTAGTATTATCTTTTAATGCTATATTAATACTTGAATAAGAACCTTTTTGTAAATGATTAATATCACAGAATTTTTTAGCATCACTTGATGAAATATAGTCACATACTAATTTTCTCGCATGTATTTTTTTATTTATTCCTAGATAACTACCTATTCTATTTAACACTATATTAGGTGAATTATTTAACTCAAAGTCCCAAATATGTAATAGATTTATATTTTTCTTTTCACATTCAATTTTCTTTTTTAGATGAAAATTAGGTTCTCTATATTCTTCGGAGTGCCAATATGCACCATTTACTTCTATTCCTATGTTATGTTCTTTTATAAAAATATCTATTTCTCTACCACATAAAACTGTTCTATCGGATGATATAAAATTAATACTATTTTTATTAAGATATTCTTCGATAATTAACTGTTGTGATGATATATGATGACAACAAGTGGGGCAACCATGCCCCATAAGATGGTCATTGGGGCGCTGTGAAAATAATCCATGTGTTGGACATATTATGTCTACCTTTTCTTGACTTGATTTATATAGACACGATTTATAATTATAAAAATTATTATGAATTTTGTTTGCTTTTATAATAAAATCATCAACTGTATCTATTTTTGATAATGTATTTTTTTCTATACCACATTTAGGACATCCTATACCAGATAAATGTGATGCTGGTTCTTGTGTGAATATACCATGTATATCACATTTAATATGAATTTTCGTATGTGTTGATTTATAAACGACTTCAGAGTAGTCATACTTATTATTATGTTTGATATTTGCTTTTCTAACAAACTCATCTTTAGTTCCTCTCATTCTATCGAAACGATCTTGTTGAGCACACTTATTACACCCCTTACCAGAGAGATGTGAATATGGCTTTTGTGTAAAATTACCATGAATATTACACACTATGAAAACATCAGTATGAGAATTTATATAAAATGTACTAGAATAGTTATATATTCCATTATGAATAATATTTGATTTATTTATGAAATCATCGTGTGACATTTTGGTAGGCATAGCACAACACCTTTCAGTTACATAATAGTGTGAATTTTTTATGCCCACAGTCATAAATTCTATAAAGTCCATTTTTTTCGGCAATTATTTCTTCCGTTAAAATACTATTAGTTTCTTTAAAAATCTCTATTAGTCGGAATTTGGTAAAATTAAATCTATGTTTACGTTGCCATTTAGTATAATTTCCAATGTAGTAATAGTTAGGAGGGCTTATTTTATTAAAAGTGAACCCCATTATTTCATATACCTTTCCTGACCCCCATCTCAAATCGCAAAATGTTACTAATTTTTGAGATTTATGACTATTTCTAAATACAGATAGTAATTTATTAGCACCACCAACTACGATAGTATTTTTAATTGTACAGAATCTATTTAATTCCCATTCATAATCTTTTGCATTTTTTGATACTGATGGTTTAGAAAAAGTCATAACAGAAACAATATTATCTTTATTAAATAGACCATATGCTATATAGGAATGGCCTCTGCCTTGAATATGATTAGTTTCACAAAAATCAAGTGCTGTTTTATTGTCTATAATCTTAACAATGCATTCTTTACCATATATTTTATTAGGTATCATACCAAGTAGATTTGTTATTCTTGATTGGCATATTTCTTTTTTTTGTTCCCATTCATCTTCAAATATTGTGATGAGACGTATTCCGATATTTCCACACATATTATATTTTTTCTGATGTTTATACTTATCTTTATTGAACTTACTTGAGTGCCAGATGCCCCCACAATATTCAAATGCTATATTTTTTCCGGGGATATAAATATCTAATTCAAATGGTTTTATTTTAGTTCTATCATTTTGGATTATTTCTCCTTCATAAATAGTTTTTATAAAGTTATAAAGACCATTCTCTGCTTTACGTTTTGTTGATTTAAAACACTCAGGACAATGTAATGTAAAATCAGTACATGAGTAGTTTTTACAATTTTTATCAAATGTTAATCCACATACATTACATTTAAATTTACTTATATCTTTAGAATATTTACTAATATTAATAGGCAATATGTTATTAATATTACAATGTGATAATATATTTTTTTTGAATTTTATATATAATTTTTTATCTCTACATTTAATGCAACCAGTTTTATGTTCATTAATAATTAGATCATGTAAATATGAAGATTTTTCATAACCACATACGTTACATAATACAACTGCTTTTTGTTTAGATCCATTATATTCTTTTATTATCCATCTATTTTGATCAATTATTTTAGTTTGTAAAGCATGACTTATAATCTTATTAAATTTTGGTACGACGTTTGACACTTGTATATCTTCTATAGTTTCGTCAATACTTATTCTTTCTATTTCATTTTGAAGTTCATCTTTAGTCAAAAAACCATTCTTTTTTGTTTCACATATGTTACATATAAAAGGTTTTTTTACATTTTCAATCCAGTGACTTAATACCTTTATCTGATATTCTGTTTCATCAAATTTACATTTAAATTTAACCACATCACTCCATTTATTATAAAATTCTTGAACATTAACTATGTTAAGATTATTTTCGTCAGCATATTTTTTAAATATATCAAATGGTATATTACTCATATCACTATATTTTTTTTGCTTTTTACAATGAGGACAATTTTTATAATCTTGTTTTAATGATTTTATTTTAGTAATTGAAGTTAAATATACGTGGTTATTATCACACGTTATTTCAATTTTTGTATTAACATTGAAATGATTTGTGTCAGTAACATTAAATTTAAGACCATCTAAAAGATAAGCATAATCTTTAAAATCTGGATTCTTTTTAGGCATATTATTTTTTCTCTAAAGTTAATTATATATTAGATACACAAAATTACAATAAATATATTTAAAAAATAACCCCCGACTTGCGTCGAGGGTTATTTGTACAATCCTTAAAAAACTAACTAAGGATTAACCGAATACTATACCATTATTAGTTCCACCCTGTGGGGCGGGATTAGCATAACCAGCACCTGAGTATCCAGCAATAGTACTGTTACCAAGATTAACACTGATGTAGCGGTAATAATTTTCGGCACCGAACAAGTTATTACAAATTCCATATCTCGTCATTACACCAATACGTGGATTGAACGAATCTGGACCAACTGCTTCCATGAACATAAGAGGAACGTATGGGCAATAGATAACACCAGAATCAGTGTCCTTGCTACCCTTATAACCTACCACTGCATAGTCTACGGTTGCGAATACATCGCGATAGACTGAGAAGCGACCGATAGTTCCGACCTTGGTTACGCCACTAACTTCTGACGAAAGATTAGTTGCAACCGATGACAATGCGAACTGTTCAAGACCTTCAAGAGCAGTGATGACGTTTGCTGATGCAAGGATGAAGTTACCAGCACCACGACGAGTTGCGCGAGCAATGTCATTACTAGCCTTGACGAGCAAGGTATAGAGAGTGCGGAACTTCTCTTGTTCCCAACGACCATCAGCAGTACCAGAAGCTGAACCAACAGTACCATAGTTCCAAGTATAAACTCCACCGACTTTTGCAAGTTCAATGATGTTATTCTTGACTTCAGCATCAATTTCAGCAGCAACTTCATAAGCCAAAAGATCAGAAAGCTGCTCTTGGATGTCTATGTTGTGCATGTTAGCAATATCTTGCTGAGCTTCATATGTCCAACGTGCAGCAAGCTTACGTGTCTTTGCTGTGATTTCTTGACGCTCAATGGTCAATCCCATGTAACGCATTTGTTCAGGAACGCCAGTTCCACAAACGTCACGAAGTTCGCCAAGTGTTTCACCTGAACTGGTGATATAACCAGGATTGTATGATGCACCCAAAGCGCCTGCATCACGCATACCGCCCTTGACTTTGCCAGAATTTTCTGTTGTTAGACTAGCAAACGAACCCGATGAAGGAAGTGATACACCGGATGTACCAGCAGCTGAAGCAGGTTCAACACCTGAATAAAGTGCGTGTACAGTATTGTATCCTGCTTCTTGGCCAGCGAAATCACCACTCTGGTAGCGATAACGAAGAGCATAAGCAAGACCAACTGGTGTAAACATTGGCTGAACACCAACGATTTCGTTGGCAACCAACTCAGGGAAAATACGAGCAACAAGAGGCATTGCGATAGGCTTGAAACGAGCAATACCTGCAGCTGCACCACAGTTTGAATTGTATGATGCTGAACCTACACCGGCTGCATCACCACCTGATACGTTGAATGATTCATGAAGAGGACCAGTTACATTACCAGGATTCTTGAAGTAACGGTTTTCCATTTCCAAGAGGACTGATACTGTATCAACAACAGAATCCTTCTTGATGTGTTTAGTGAGAGGTGCCCATTTCTTGCGAAGGGCTTCTCTGAATGTTCTTGCGTCTGACATATATGTCTTTCCTTTTATTAAGGTTAAGGTTTATTAATTACGGCGCATACGGTCGAGATTACTCGCCCATGCGTCCATTTCAGATGTTTTACCATCGGCAGGCTTATTGATCGACTCAAAGATGCGATCAACCTGACGTTTAGCAACCAACTCAGTTGCTTTTTGGACTTCAACATCTCTTACACTCACTTGTTTAGGCTTCACTGATTCAGTGATAATGATATCCTTTATTGTCTTGAAGCGAGCTTCAAGTTCTTCAACGGAGCAGGATTCCAATAGCTTTACAGCCTTGGATTTTTGAGCCTGTGTCATGCTCTCCGTAAGCGATGTTAACTTAACTTGCTTCTCTAACGCCTTAACCCTAGCGGCAAGCTTCACATTCTCTTGAGTTCTTGTATTAAAAGCCTCAGAGAGCTTGACGTTTTCTTCCTTCGCTGCCTTGAATGTTTCGTAACCAGTCTTATCAATACTGATTCCGTGCTTTTCGATTACATGTACCATGTTTTCTACAAGCGGTTCAAGCGCAGCGGCTTTAGCGGCAGCCTCCATAATGTTCTTGGGAATGACTTCCTTGAGCTGACCTTGAATATATTGGTCAGCTTTTTCAAGTAAATCAGTCTTGAACTTCGTTAACGATTCAGCGTCGGCTATCTGACGCGATTGCTTAAATTCACCCGCAGCTTCTTGTGCTATGGATTCTACAAAAGTTCTATATTCACCGGCAGCACCAAGAGTTTCAAACTCAATCATGTCACGGTATTGTTGAGCAGTCTCCTTTAATACTGTCTCAGCGTCACCTTGATATTCCTTAAGTGTCTCAAAAAGAATTTCTTCTTTTTCTTGGAATTCGGACATCATGTTCTTACCAAGATCAAACGCAGCTTCTTTAAGGAATTTTTCTTTTTCAGCAACATCCTCTCTAAGATTAGCCATATCTAATATAAGCTTGGCATTTTCAGCGACAAGAGTTTTGTTGCTTGAAACAACACCATTAGTCTTAGCGCCAACACGTGCATCTACTGCGGTGTTGATCATTTCGACTACCTTGGCTTTTACTTCTTCGGAAATTAACTTTTGATCAATTCCCTTAAAAAGTTCTGCTACTAATTCGTTCATAAGGATGCTCCCTAATAGTTATATTTATATTGATTTATTAAATCGTTCGTAAGAATTTTTGAATAGACTCTAAGAGGTATTCATTACGATCCTTAGTTGGTAAGGATCGAAGAGCATCATCAAGGTTCTTATAAGCCTTTTCTGAGCGTCTTAATGATGATTCTGTATATTGGCCACCCGCGATAATATATTCTCTTCCTTCATAGATTCCATTTACGAAACCTTGTGGTGCTGATGGATCAGCGACAATATCTTCTGCAATTAATTCAAATTCTGTTACTACATTTGCGTCTTGTCCGTGTTTCGCTACAGCAGCTTCGTATAATCCAGGCATTCCATGATTAGGTGAATTTAAAGCACCCATTCCACGCGATGATGTTCCAAGTTGACCATCAGCTTTAATAATAGTGTCTGCAATACGACCATATTCGGTATCAAGTAACTTTGCTCTACCAAGAACATTATTATCTTCCCAACGCAAATCTGTTATCATATGAGAAACACGATGTAAATTAATTTCAATTCCTTCTGGATGTCCAAGTTCACCATATGAACGTTTCTTATCACCAGACATGCGTTCATCAACATACTTTTGAATTACATTAACCATCAATGATTTTGGGTAAATACGTCCATTACGATTTTTAACTTCGCACTGAATAAATGGGCCAACAATTTCAGTTACTTTTTTAACAGTACCATCGGCCATTTTCTGTTCAGTAATTACTATATCTTTTATAGCATAAAAGTTAGGGGTATTTGCTTCAGTGATAAGCTTATATAATGACATATAAAAAACCTCTTAAAAACTATTTATATTATCATTTTGATTGTGTGTCAGAATTCTTGATCTTTTCTGCGAAATTTGTTAGAAACTCTTTGCTTTTAGCATCAATAAGATTATTATATGATGCTTTTACAAAATTTGGAAATACTTCATTAGCTTTTACATAATTTCCTTGAGCTAATGAATCAATCCAATCTTGTCCATGTCGGACAGATTCTTCTCTTGCCATAATTATACTCCTTGCTTGTTCAATGTGAATCATATCTACTCTTTTATCAAAACGATCCATCACCTTACGTGTGAATGCTTGATCTTTTTCTGGTAACTCTGGAGTTTCCATCTTTTGTTGTGATTCTGATGAAATCCAAACAGACTCCAAAACTTCTGGAGAAAGACCAAGTTTATGTGCTTTGAGTGTTATATAAGCATTTTCATCTAATCTGTTTTTCATAAATTCCTTATATTTATGATGGTTTTACATCTGGTGTAGGTTCAGTATTTGTAGGATCCGAAGTATCAGCTTCTGGGGTTTCACCCATATCAGACGATCCACCACTATCACCTAAACCACCAATATCGCCTCCATCTAGTCCTCCACCAAGTCCTCCACCAAGTCCTCCACCAAGTCCTCCACCATCACCGCCACCTTCTGCTTCTACTGCTTCTCTTTTGGCAGTTTCGCGTTCAACGTTACGAAGTTTTATATTTTCATCCCAATCATTATTTTCCATATCAAGATATTTCTTGATAACCCATTCTTGTGATAGTGGCTTATTATCAGTGTCAATAAGATTCTCAAAATTCTTAAAGACTTCAAACTTCAAAGCAAGCTTTTTTGCTTGTAAGAACATTTCGTAAAGATTATTACTAAACATATGAATATCCAAATCTTCATCACCAATACCAAATTCATCAACGATTCCTTTGAGTTTTAAATGAGACATAAAAATATCTTTTAATGATCTACTAAATCTTTTTGTATATCTTTTGACATCTTGAAGAAACTTTAATTCATCATGATTGATATCACCTTGAGCACCAAATTGTACCTTTTTATCCTCGCCCCAACGAGACATAGGAATATTCATAGCAAGATACATACGCTTAAGGAAGAATTCAACGTCTTGGATCTGATCAAGATGTTGACCGCCTGGTAGTGTTTCTACCTTTGATCCTCTACCACCTGCAAATACAGGAAAATAATAATCCTCAGTCATTGCAATAGGGTCAAGACCTTCAGTTACATCCCCAGTAGACGGATCAAAAAACTTTTTTTGGCGATGGTTCGCAATAGTTTCTTTCATATACTGTTCAGCACGGGCCTTTGGAAGATTACCAACGTCAATATTAAATATACGACGCTCTGGTGCGCGAATGATACGATAAATGATAAGAGCGTCTTCAAGAAGTTTTAAGCGACGATATGTAACTTTAGCAACTTCAAGAAATGAATAAATAGATATGTCTTGTTCATTTTCAGAAAACTCGGTAAGACCACTGTTTGCATATGCTACCATTTCTTTTGGTAACTGTATAAGTTCTTGAGTTTGTTGTGAATGATATGTATAAAAATAAATTTCCTCAGCTTCTAAATCACCATACACAGGATAAACGAGTTGGGTCATTAACTTTTTGATACGAGTAATACCACCTTCAGGGTTATCGTTATCAATAATTTTTTCAAAAAATATCTCACCATCAGTCATGAAGTCACGATACCAACGATCAACACTGTCATTTATCTTAATAGTATCAAACATCAATGTTTTAAACTCTGCTTGTATAGTTTTGCGTTGATGTTCATCTTCATTAATTGATTTATTCTTAATCTTAAGCTGTACGCAATTTCCATCATCATCAAAATTTACGGCTTCATTTACATGCTCATTAACAGCAAATGAAACGACGGGGTATTTTGCCATTTCGCGATACATACGCAGACGTTCTTTTTTATTGTTCTCAACACGATATATTAACTTAGAAAATATATTTAATTGACTTTGAAAATCACCTACGGCAATATCTTTTAATTCTGATACAGCAACTTTACTTTTGTCTTTTTTAATTTCCTTGGGGTCACCATTACTCAAGGCAGTCATTATTGACTTACGTACAGTAACTACTTGCTGTTGCTCTCGTGGAGTAAGATTCTGGAGGCGTTTATTTAGGCCACCGCGATACATGAAATAGTCACCTACAGCCATTATATTACTCCCATATTTGAGTTACGAACTTTATTAAATTTATGAAGTTCTTTTATAGTCTCATCTATATTTATATCTTTTATATGTTTCATATAAGATGGATTATATATTCTCCATGATGATTGAACGTCAGGATTACGTATAAACAAAGCTTTTAAAATTTTAAAACTAAAGGCATGTTTATGCTCTGGTGTTATCATTTCATTAATTGTACCATTATCGTAGTAAAACTTTTGGTAATCTTCAATGAAAACATATGGATTACGTAGTATGCGCAAATCAAGTCCATGAATCTTACGATTGTTATCAAGTGCAGAGAATACGATAATCGGATTAACCATCATTGGTTTCTTCATATCAGATTCTAAATTTGTATATGTAAATCGGTAAAAATGACCTCGTTTCATACTAGGAAATTCAATTCCGCCAATATTTCCTGATAGAAGGTTCATAAATAGTATTATAATCTATTTATGTCAAAATTACATGTTGGAAAATCTAAGTGGAGAAAGGGTGTATATAAACCACTTAATCCACAAAAATATAAAGGAAGTAATGTAATTATTTTTAGATCACAATGGGAATTTAGAGTGATGCGACAATTTGATATGAATGATAATATATTAGAGTGGATAAGTGAACAACCTCTTATACCATACATGAACCCTAACACAAATACGGTGTGGAATTATCATCCAGATTTTTTAATACGAGCAAAAACACCAACTGGAATTAAAACTATATTAATTGAATTAAAACCAAAGAAGCAAACCATAGCTCCTGTTATTTCAAAAGGTAAACAACAGAAAACAATTTTATATGAAGCTATGGCGTGGAATATGAATAAAGCCAAATGGACAGCAGCAAAGGCTTTTTGTGATCGTCATGGTTGGGATTTTAAGATATTGACCGAAGATGACATTTTTTAAATATATCTGACATATCTTTAACTGGAATAAGTGGCCTCATGATATTTCTAAATTTTTCAATATTGTCAATCATTTCACGTAAACGATGTTTAATTAGATAATCATAAAATTTTGACCCATCAGCAAGTTCATATGTTACAAGATGTTCTTGTAGTCGCTTATTAAGTCCGGCTGGAACAAGTTCAATATCAACAAGTTTCATATTTCTATCATAATTTCTACGAAATTCACATGGCTTTCCATCACCATCAATTTCATTAAGAAGCTTCAAAAGTTCACCAGATTCTATAAGCTTAATTGCTTTCTTTTCACCAACACCTTTACGACAACCAGGAATATTATCTGATTTATCACCACATATAATCTTTATCATAAGCTCGCGCTCAGGATCTAATCCAGAAACATAACCTTTCTGATTAGGTGACCATAGTTTGACATTAGGATATTTAAGCATCTGAACATAGTCACCATCACCAGAAACTAAAATTTTCTCATGTTCTGCTGGTAAATTTTTAGCAAGCCATCCTATAACATCGTCTGCTTCAAGGTGTGGAACTAGTGGAGTATGAAAAGGAAATGTCTCACGTAATTCGTGTACAAAATCTTCCATAAATATATAAAATCCATCCCAATCAATTACATCAGACGATTTCTCACGAAGTCCAGCACGTTGGGCTTTATATATTGTTGTTAATTCTTTACGCCACGATTTTTTATAATCAACACCAATATATACTTCATTAGGGCGAAATTGTGAAATATACTGAAAAATACCATGACCAAGAATCATCAATCGAAGGTAACCATATCCAGCTGCTTTTATATCTGCTGATTTTGCATAAAGATATCTGTGTGCAAGATGACCAAGATCAATTAATAAAACTTTTTTCATATGTCTATTATATATTACACAATAAATTAAGCAACGAAAAAAGCCACTCATGATGAGTGGCTTTTTCTAACATACTTATAAAGGATATTACTTCTTAATTTCGGCAACCTTAGCGGGTGTACCAGCCTTATTGGCTTCAGTAGAACCGCCCTTTTCAGCCTTATTCAGTCCATCATTACCCTTATTGAGTTTATCGGTCAATGGTAGACCAAGTGACGAACGAAGCTTGTCACGAAATTCTGATGGTTTGAGCCATTCTTTTGGAGCTGCGCCAGCACCTTCTTTACGAGAGTCTTCTTTACTATCGGCACCTTGAGCAGTTTGTACTGCTTTATATTCCTTAGCAGCACCCTTGGCACCATCAGGACGCTTGACAGCTTTTACACTAGTGCCTTCTGGTTCGCCACCCTTACCGTAGCTTGTGCCAACTTCTTTT